TAGTTATTTATCCTTTTTACGTAATTCTGATATTATCTTTAACACCATGTAAACAAGCGTAGCAGCACCTACAAGCACTGCAAGAATCTCGTTTACATCATTGAGTGTTATGTTTGCTAGAAGACCTAAAACACCTACAGTCGGTGTTGTGAATTGATTGTTCATGTACGTGGGGATTATGCTAGTTGAAATATTCCTAAAGCTGCACGTTGGGCTATTATTTGTAGAGTTCCTGCTCCAGAATTAGCTTTTACTCTCAGTTTAATAGGACTGTTTGTTGTCAAGAAATCAATCGCAAATGTACTTACTGACGCTTTAGTCATGTTCGTGTTAGACCCACCTTGTGCGTGTGTTTCAGAGTTACTTTGGATTGTTCCGTTTATAGGAGATCCGCTTTTATCTATCTGTATTTCAACATGAGAAAGGTCGTTAGGGTCTGTACAATTCACTTCTACTTGCCCGTGAATATAATAAAATCCATTGGCAGGAGGTGTGAAAGTATTGTTTGCAAAGGCGTTTGCTGTGTCTCTTTCTTCGTCATTTAGAACGACATCAGTCAACGTGTTAGCTGATAAAGTTTGAGGTGCGTTATTAGTTACAAAAAGTTTTGCAAGAGCAGTGCTTACAGTTCCAGTAGCAGTTAAATTAGTTACAGTTGTAGTGCCTCCTAGAGTTAAGTCATCAAGAGTTGTTAACGAACCTACGGCTCCTGCATCCTCTGATACTTCTTGAGCCACAAACAGCCCTTGCTTGTAAGCAGTATCGAGATCTCTTTCTGTTAGCCTTGCGCCATCTACAAAGTCAACGAGTGCATTTGAAGTTGTTTGTCGATACAGTCGTATTTTTTGAAACGATGGTATAGCAGATAACTTTAGAGTTTTATCAGAAGCTTTACGTCCATCTGTTGGAGAACTATCTCCGTATGAAGAAAGTAAAGCTACGTCTTGCCAGATGCTTCCGTTCCAACCTTTGACCTTTATGTCTGCAATATTTAAAAAATCAATGGAACTAAAACTAAATACTTGTTGTCCCAATTGGTTGGCTCCTGTTCCTGACGATGAATATTCTATATATGAATTTGGCATAAGTAATTGATTGTTTGTGTGAGTTGTTAATTTGTTTTAAGTTTGATTATGATGAGGGCGATAGTACTTCTCTTCTCAACTTCAAAGCTTGTTTGTATTGTTCTAATATTTCTGGGTTTTCTTTAAAAAGCTGCGCTTTAGCTTTGTTTCTGTAAGCGTTTATGATTGAGTTTATAATATCTATCTTTGGAGATTTTTCTCCTGTGCTTTCATATAAATCAATATTCTTCAGTTTCTTATAACTTTCTTTACCCATTATTTGACTCAGCTTGGATCTTAAAGTTTTTCCGTTTATTTTAATTGTAGAAGACAATTCAAGTAATCTATCATAAGCGTCATACTGTCCTTCAGTTGATTTAATCTGGGACAAGTCTATGTCTTTTATGCCATACAAATATTTGGAAGGCATTGAATATCCATGACCTGTTGCAGCTATTTCGGTGTCAACAATGTTATTTTTCTCTTTTGAAAGGTATATAGGATTTAAAACTCCAAGAAGTCCTAAAGGATTTTGTCTGTATACTTCTTCACCAAGAATAGTTCTTTTAGGTGCTACTTGTTTTTCTTTACCAGGAATCCTCTTTAACAAAGTATCACTAAATCCTTTGGCTTCTCTCACCATAATTTCAGATTGGTAATTCTTAGATTGATTAAGCACGTTAGGCACAAAACCTCCGCTTATATCTTTACCTAACTTAGGTACATAGTATTCGGGATCTCTAAAGATATTTAACATATTGTTAACCCCCTTTAAGAACGTCTTATCGGACAAACCAACTGCGTAAACCATTGACATATTTGCAAACAATTCAGCAGCGTTTCTATCATCATCTTCTGGAGTTTCATATATAAGATAGTCTCTGTAGTCTGCTGCCATTTGCATCATTGTTGCTACAGGATCAAGACGCTGATAACTTAGATAAGTTCCACCAGGTGTTCTTATGGAATAAGGTTGCCAACCAGTAGCTCTAAGGGCATCTCTCTCTTTTCTATTCTGAGGGCCACTACCTGTTATATTGAAACCAAATGAATCTCCTCCCATTACATAATAAAGCGTAGCTGCTGTGGTTAAACTTCCAGTAGCTAGTCTGCCTCTTACTTCTGCAATCTCTGTAGGTGTTCCGTTTTTAAGTTTTAGTCTGTACTCTTTACTTAACCTTTTTGTAACTTCCATTGAAAGACCAACAGGACTTCTTTGTAAACCAAACTTTAAAATGTTTGCAGGAGTTCTAAGGAAAGGCACAACAAACTTTAGTATTGGATGTTTTGTTAATATGTTTCCAAAAGCATTGAATATTCCATCTTTAGGTAACTCATCTGTAAAGGTTGCGTTCTTTGCGTGATTTACAGCTTTCTCTGCTAAAATTGATCTTGAAGAAGTAGCACTGAAGGGTTCCTTTTGTAAATACTTTGCAATAAATTCTTCTTGTCCTTTACCAAAAGTTTTACCAGCCTTTTCTGCTGCTCTCTTGGCTTCTATTAGTTTACCTTTTTGGCTGTAGTAATGGCCTCCTTCGTTGATGTAGTTCTTTAAGTTTTTCTCTACATATTCAGTTATAGAAGAAATGTTTTCTCCAAGATCTTCTCCCATCCTCATCTTTCTAATAGCATCTGTAGCAAGCTCTGTTCTTAGGTACTGCCTGTACGCAAGATTCTTAAAGAACTCATCTCCTGTAGTAAGTAACCTAGATGGAAACCTTGTTAGCTTTCCTAGAAAGTTTACTGACATTCCTAAAGCACTCTTATCGGATACGTTTAAGTTTTTTGCTGTAATTGCTCTGTTAGCTTCAGAAGACGCATCACTAAATTGTCTGCTTCCTCTAACTAAAATTGAATCATCAGTCTTGTAAGATAATACAGCAGCATCAAAAGATTCTTTCAATGTTTCCATGTTATAACCATAACTGAATAATGCTTTCCTTAGATCACCATTTCCACTTAGAATTGCTCCTACCGACTTCTCAGCAAACAACATCAAGTTAGTAAGTCCGTTACCAATCATGTTGACAAACTGAGTTGCAGGGCCACTAAGAATACTGTTGATCCAATACTCCTGGGTGATTTCTAACATCTTCCTTCCAGCAGTCTTCTCAGCTATCTTTTTTGTTGCGTTGAGTTTGTGAATTAAATCGTCAATGTTGTCTATAACAGCCAACTCTTGTGCTAACTTTTGAGGACTTTTTGATCCTAATCTTTCCTGTAAGAAGTTTGTATAGTCTTCAGTTGTTGTTGTATCAGATTTTATCGGATTTATTTCTACGTCTTTATAGTCTCCAGTTGAGTTCTTAAAGAATTTTCTTTGACGTAAAGCCATAGAATCTCTTCTAGCTCTTATAGCGTTTACTCGATTGGCTTCTCCATAAACAGCCAGAGAATCAACAAACTCTCTCAAAGCTTCTGGGTTATCTATGTCGTCTAAATAAGCTCTTGCGTTTGCTACAGCTTGCTCTCCTGCCTGTCTTAGAACCATAAAACTAGCAGCGTTTTGTTGTAGCCATTTCTTGTGTTCTTCTACATTTTGTCCCTCCTTTATAGCCTGTAAAGATACTTTTGTTTTTGGCCCTTGTCCTTCTGCTGCAAAATCTAGTTCTCTAAAAGCATCATCACTTATCTCATCTAATTTACCTGCTGAACTAAGCTCTCGTGCCGTAGCTCCTATAAGTTGTTCTATTTCTGATGAAGATCCAACTTCCCTAAGAACTCCGCTAACAACTGCTGCTGTTCCTCCAGTTTTGTCTTCACCTTTTATTTCATCAAATCTTCTTTGAACGTCCTCCTGTAATTCGTTTATTTTTCTCCCAGGTTTAAGTTCAAAGGTAGTAACAACTTCGTCTGCTGCTTCTTGTTTATTCTTAGCTTCTGTTACTTCTTTTCTTAATACTTCTGGTTTCTTAAATCTTCCATTTTTATACTTCAAAGAAATACCAAGACTCTTTGCTTCTTCTGCTGTTTCTTCTGGTGTAATAATTGTTTCTTTAGTGTCTTTATCTACAGGTTTAGCTATGTTTTCTACTGTAGGATCTTCTTTGTAAAACTCTTGTGATCCCTTTGCTGCTGCATCATTTTTACTTAAACCACTATCAACACCTTTTCTATAGGAACGCATTGCCTTGAGACTCTTTACAAAAGCCACAAGAGTTCCTCCTACAATCCCTTCAAGAATAAGTCCTTCATATACGTTCTTTAATCTACCCTCTATCTCTTTGTCATCATTGCCTTCATACTTTAAGTACTGTGTTATAGGATTAGAAAGGTTTGGATACTTTTCAATCAAATCACTCAACCTAGCTTCTTGTCCATCAAACACTGAGAAATCAGCAATAGCCCCTGCTGCCATAGGTTTTGCAACATACTTACCAGCCTTCTGTAATTTAGAGCCTTCTTTAGCAATCTTTGATAATTTAGTAGCTTTTCCAACTTTGCTTGCTATCCCCAGTCCTGGAAAAAATCCTGTTAAGAACTGACTCACTCCAGAAACAAACCCTCCTGCTGCTGTTTTAGATTCACCTAAGAAGTTTAAAGAGAACTCATCGTCAATCCAATCACCTGGTGCTATTGCATCTGCTAAATCAACTATACCTGTAGCAGCGTCCAACACTCCTCTAAAAGGAGCTAAAGCAACATCTTTGATAACACTAGGATCTTCTTCATCTTGTTGTTGCTGTTGATTAGCATCAGGAGTGAGTTGTTGAGTTTGTTGTACCCCTGCTTCAGAAGCTCTTGCTTGCTGTAATCCTACTTTAGTAGCCCTAGCAGCCTTTGCCCCTTGTTTATATAAATCTGATATTGCCATTATTATTTAGTATTGGGATTGATGTTTCTTTTAAAAATTTGATCTTGAGCTTTAACAAAAGTTTCTACAGATATATCGAGGTCGTTTGTTCTAATTATATCTTCTACTAACAACTCAATGCTTTTAGGGTTTTCTTCGTAATCTGTAATGTCTTTCCATTTAAGAATAGGCATTTCGCTCCAACTATCCTTAATAATATTTCTTATGTTGTAAGAAGATTCTCCTACTTTCATAACACCTTGAATTGCTTCCAAAGTTGAAATTCCAGAAGCAGTTATTAAATCAAACATTTCTGCTTTTCTTTCAAAAACTTCTTCTTCTCCGTAATACCTTCCAGTAGAAAATCCAGAAATGTAGTCAGAACCACTAGCTTCTCCTAGCTTTCCTGTTTGAATTATTTCTATTAAATCTGGAACAAAATCAGACTTTCTTATAATAGCTTTCCTGTTATCAAACGCTTCGTCAATTTGACTTTCTTCTTTAAATAATCCAGCACTTTGAGTTTTACTTATAAGATCGTTATATCTGTCGTAGTCTGCCCTTTCGTAATTATTATTTTTACCAGTGTCAGCCCAACCAAAGTTAGATTTCAATGCCACATCTGGTTTATTATCTTCATCAGCAGGGAACGTATCTGAATCTCTAAGAAGCCTACCTCTTGCTAGTCTTTCAGCTTCTTCATCTGTCACTCCTCCTTTTCTGAACATTTCAGTTGTTTCATCTAATGGAGTGCGTTTGGATGTTTGTGAAGTAGTAGAATCTGAAGTGTCATTAGCAGCAAAGTTATCAAACTCTCTTTGTATTTTATTGCGTGTAAACTCAGCTTGATCATTAGCATAACCTCGCATTATTGTTTCTCTCTCTTGGTTGTTTATAGAAACGTCTCTAACTAAAGCTCTTCCTTTTGCTCTCATCTTAGTGTTGAAAGCGATAGTTTCTCTGTTTAACAGAAGCCTCAAATGGTTTGCGTAGTTTGGTTTTAAAGTTAATCTTTCTGTTTTAAGATCTTCTGTAAAATAATCCGCATAGTTTGCCTTACCTTTGTATATATTTTCTATCGAAGTTGAATCAACATAAGTATCAAGTAAGTAACCTGTATCTCCGTCTGGAAGAAGTTTTTCCATTGCACTGTCAATTTTATTGCCTTCTTCAACTAGGTAATCAGCTAACTTTTCTCTAAGTAAATTTACTCTTGTTTTACTTCCTAAAGTCCATTCTTCTTTTAGCCATTCATCGTTGGACCTGTTTATGAGTTCTTCTATGTAAGTTTCAAAAGGTTCCTCTCCTAAAGGTTCTATAAAAAGATCTGCTTCTCTACTAGTTTCAGCTTGTGTCTTTTTTAAATCATTTATCTTAGGATTTATTTGGTTCAGAAAATATTCCGCAACAGCATTAGAATGTTCTTTAGAATTTGCAGCAGTCTGTGCGTCTTCTTCATTCTGTATCTTTCTTAATAATGAAGGTACGTAATCATCTCCTTTGAATATAGGGACGTTGTTTGCTGTAGACTCCTCAAGACTGTTTGCCACTTCTCTTGCTTTCACGAAGTCCCCATCCATTGCATACTTCATAACAACATCATTGACTGAGTTTCTTATGATTGTTTTTCTTGCCCCTGTTGTATTATGACCTGAGTTTGCAAGTTTTTCATCAATAGAACTTACCCACGCTTGTACGCCTTCTTTTATGTTTTCTTCTGATTTAACAGAGGGATCTACAACTTTGACTGACTTAATCTTTTTCTTAGCAAAAGAATCATACATTGCCTTGTCATCTCCTGCATAAAAGTCTATGACGTTTAGGCTCATACCTCCTGTGTCATCTACTCGATACTCCTTTCCGTCTATGTCTAATATAGTTCCTTGAGGGTAATAGTTTGATGCAACACTATAGCCTGGTATAAGCTTTCTTCCAGAAGCTCCAACTGTCTGACTAAATCCTTCGTATCCAGGAGTTCCTGTATCAGCTTTTCTTTGATCTTCTGCTGTAGTTGGATCTATCGAAGCCAATCCATAAGCTGTTGCCCTGTGTTTTGGTTGTACAACAACTTTACCTACAGGTATCACTGGGTTGTCTACAAAACTCTCTAGGCTTCTTCCTGCTCCTTCAGCGGAAGCATCTTTTAAATATTGTTGTCTGTCAAAGTTCCAAGATTCATTTGCTCCTGCTCTAAATGCAGCAGCAGAATTAGAAAACAAAACATTGTGGGCATACTTTTGAAATTCATCATCTCCTATATTCTCTAGTGCCTCTTGATTTATTTTATCAAGACCTTCTGTAATAACTTTATCTAAAGCTACTGCATCGGGGATTCTTTCAACACCCATCATTTTGATTTCGTTTTTTAGTTGAGTGAGTTGTGGTTTAATCTTCAGATCAAATCCTCTAGCGTAAACATCTTCACTAAACTGTTTCTGAAACCCTATCTTATCAAAAGGATTAAACCTTCTGGAAGTTGTGCCATCTAACTGCTCAATAACTTCTTCATTAGTGAGAGCCATAGCAGCTTCTCTGCCTCGTTGTTTTTGTACGTTACTAAACTGACCTAATACATTACTAAACTGTGCAAGGTTCTTTGCTAGTACTTGTGCTGAAGTTTGTCTTGGTAGCGGAGCAACAAACACTTGGTTAGTTCCTGCTCCTTGTATAGTAGGACGCAAAGGTGCTTTACCAAAAGGGACATCTACTTGAGTTCTTGGTTTTGCCATAAAATTATTATTATCTGAGTGATGAGTAAGTGCTTAATCCTGATTGTATTCCTCCAAGGGCTGACCCAAGGTAATCAGGTTGTTCTATCGGTCTGTTAATGCGAAGCATGTTTCTGTTAAATCCTATTCCTGCTTCCTTTAACTGAAGTTGTCTATTAACATCAGTCATCTCTGCCTGTTGTTGTTCTGAGAAAGTGTATTCAGCTTCTTTCCTTGTAAGATCTCCCAAAAGAGCATCTACACTAAGGCCAGACACTCCTGATTCCCCTGCGCTAACTCTTGCAGTTGCTCTAGCTTCCATAGCTTTTCTATTGGCTTCCTGTATTCTCTGCGCTCTTGCAACCATCTCTTGTTGCTGTTGGGTTCGCATTGCAGATACTTCTGCCAGGTATCTTTGACGTTCTTGGACTGAAGCCGTTGCTTGGGCTTGTTGCTGCATTTCTGCTTGCTGTCTTTGGCCCACAATAGAGGAAACTGTTTGCGCTCCTCCTACAAGTGCTGATACTGCTGCTAAAGGTGTACACATAAATTATTTTTTTTCTTCTTCGTTATTGTTAATTAATATAAAATTGTAAAAAGGTTCTTTGTTGAACTCGACTTCTTCTAGGAACTCTGCTCCAACCCAACGAAGCCAACGCACTGCTGGTCTGTTGTATTTATAGACAAAGTTTCCTGCCATTCCTCCCACTAGTTTCAACAACTCATTAACCCAAGTCTTTGAGTACTTTACAAATTCTTTCTTATATCTCTTGGATATATCATCAGTCCCAAGCATCCATAGGTACGGAAACATGTCTCCTTCACCAACACCAAACATTCCGATTGGTTTTCCTTTGTTGTTAAGGACTGTTAAGGTAGCCAAGTCATACTTGAAGGCATCGTGAAGAGCATCTATGGGTTTCCTTCCCATGCACATGCATTCCATGTTGTCTCCTGCACGAAGCTTTGGTGCAAGATAATCAGCGTGATCTGGATGTGCTTGAACAATTTCAAGCGATGGATACTTAATTACTGATTGATCAAACACGCCTACTTCTAGTGTGGATAAATGACTCAAACTCTGCTGACTGGAAGTTACCAGGCAATGCTGAATCGTTTACTATTTTGATTGTAGTGTCTTTTGCTGAAGACATGATGGGGAAACTAAATGAACCAGACTCGATAGGAAGCGTTCCTACAACAGTACTTCCAACAATATTGCTAGAGAATACATTGTTATATGTCTGTCGGGCCTTTGGTGTGACTTCTACTTTGAAGCTTGCAGTGTCATCAAAGAACAAAGTACCTCCTTTTAGGAAGTGCCTTTGGTATCCTGATGGACTCTTTCTTTGGTTAGCACGTTGCTTGAACATCTGCTCACTGAAGGTGTAGCTCATGGTGTATTTAACACCTACCCACACTGGGGTGTTGTTATGACTAGCGTCTACTGTAACAGTGGTTCCGTTAACAGTACAAGGTATCAAAGCTCCTGCTTTAGTGCTACCAGCTTCTCTTGTGTATACTTGTATTTCATCATCACTTTCTGGAATGAATGAGAGAGTGATTTGTCCATTTGCAATAGTAGCTTGTTGTCTTAAATCAAGATAGGTGTTAAAACTTGTACCAGTGTCCACAAGCTTCTCTTCCATAGGCATTACAAGTAACTCAGTCTTATTGCTCTTGGTTGCTATAATGTAAAGATCACTTTCAATAAATTCAAATCCTACAACAGAGAAGGGGAAGGTAAACTTACTCCAACTTGCTAGTATCTTCTGTGCGCCTTCCCAGTAGTACTTGTAGACATACATGCTTTTATTATCAGACTCACTCACAACACAAATGCAGTTCTCTGAAGTAGATCCTGCCATGTCCATGATGTCTGCTGGTATGTACTGAGGTACGTGGGCTGTTATCTCAACGGAGTCGTAAGTGTCTGTGTTTGCATTTATGTTGAACTCACGCACTCCTGAGAAACTTCCCCTGGTAAACGGAAAGTAGATGTAGCTACCAAGCTCAAGGGGAAGTGTACTTGTATTAGTCTCGTAGTTTGTAACTGGTGTTATTGAAACTGTTTTTGGAGTGAGTAGATCTCCTCCTCTAAGAACAAACTGACCACGCTCTCCAAAGAGTATAAGGTTCTCTTGGAATCCCACTGCTGACTTTAGCTTAGTAACTCTAGTACTGGCTACGTTGACATCGATGGGATCGGAGTCCAATAAGGTTCTTACAGTGGTCCTAAAGAAGTTAAAGTACTCTCCTGCTTCTGACAGAATAACACTGCCTTCTGAAAGAAAGCCTAGTCGGTTCTTGTAGAAGAATATGTCAGAGATCTTTCTGTCTCCATTGTTTCCTGATGATACATTGAAGAAAGAAGGGAAGGGGTTCGTGTTGTCATCTCCTGCTTGTTTGGTTGTCCAGGAACACGCTGCTAAATTAAAATTATTTACTGATGTGTTAACAAGTTTAAATGGAAGCGTATCTCCATCTAGTTGTATGAACTCATCAAACCCAACGTCTTCAAAGTAACCTCCATCACCTATTGCTGACCCATCGTTTGTCTCAAACTTTACGTAGTAATCATCCTCGTTGTCTTCAACAGATCCTCGTACCTTTATTCTAAAATTGTTTGGAGCTACCTTTGGTAAGTCAGAGATAGCATCAACTTCCTTGTAAGCTACTCCAAGTGCTGTTCCAGATTTACTGTCAGATACTCTTATCTTAAAAGGAGAAGAAGAGCTAGAGGATATGGTAAAGAAGTTGTCTGGTCTTGTTTTTGTTTCAGTTCCTCCTCCTACTACTACTGAGGTTCCATCTTCAAATCTAATTGCTTGTTTGTCATTAGTAATAGGGTTACTATTTCCATCAAGTGCGTTTTCTATTTCATTTAAAGCGGAAACAGTAAAGATAGTGTTGTTAGTTCCCGAACCCGAAGAAGGTTCTCCGTGTAAAACAAAATTAAGCTGACCTCTAAGCCTGTGAGCTATAAGACTAGTTCTAAGTCTGCCGTCTTTTGTTTTGCCTGACTGCATTTCACCAGAAACATAAGATGCCTTGTATACGTTTCCAAAGTCATCTGTCACTTCTACAGTGTATTCGGTTGCGTAATCTGCTTGCTTTACGAACACTATTGCTTTGTTATCGTTAAATATAGCTGCACTCTTTGTAGAGGCTCTGTCTACATCAACTGTTGTGTTTAGTATAAAAGTCGTATCACCAACTGTAAGAGCTTTATAAGATTCTCTAGGCTTTAGATTGTTCGCTAGGTGAAGGTAATGTCCAACTGTAAAACTTACTGTTCCTGTAAGTGTAACTGAAGCAAAGTTCAAGATGTCATATACCTGTGCAACATTGCTGTTAATAATAAGAACATAACGCTCTTGCTTGTCTCTGTTGATAAAATGTACAAAAGCATCATCTTCAATAGCAGAACTTACAAGCTGTGTTAGATACCTTGTATTTGGCCTCTTCTTCAATCCATCAGCTACTGAAGACAAAGCGTTTATCTGATCTTCACATTGTCCATCAAATCTGAGCGTGTCTGGTTGTTGACTAACACCCTGGACAAGGTTTGGAAGTGAAGTATTTATCAAAGCCATATTATTAATATAAATCGTAGTTTCTATTGATACCTATTCTAGTGACGGCATCGAAGTTATCAAAAATTGTTCTGTCAGCATTGGAACTATCTGCTCTTTCCAGATTAGCCTTTGCTGCAAATTCATCTCTTATTATGAGTGCTTCAAGTTCTCTAGAGCCAACCAATCGTGACTGTAGGGATCTTGCAGCTTTTAGTGCTATGTATCTTCTAGCTTGTTCTGGTAAATCATCCCAGTCCAACAGAAATGTTATAGTCACCTTTATGTCGTTTGTGAAAGTAGTTGTCTGGTTCTTTCTGTCAAATAGAGAAAGCCCTCGTTGCACTAGGTCAACATCCTCAGTGCCATCATGGTCTACCTGTAGTGTATTATTAGGTAGAGTGATTGAGTTGTTTGTTGGAGAAAGAACGTAGTCTTTAACAGTATTAAAATGCCAACCTTCACTCTGCACCTCTCTTGAAACTTCATCAAGGATTGATACAGCGTTAGCAGCCGACACTGGAAGCTCAGAAGTGTTACTTATGCTGTTGACTGGAGCTTCTCCTATGTATCCCAACATAGTGTTAACAGCCTCTAGCTGCGATGTAAGTGTTGCCATGTAAAATTAATGAGTTGTTTGTTTATGTAAAAGAAAAGGGCAGGAGCCATATTACGACTCCCACCCAATCCTTTGTGTATGATTATATGTAGATTATTACTACTACAGTCTGTACTCAACAGCGCACTCTGGTCTAAGGATACCATGTCCGAGCGCATATTTCGCCACGAACAGAGTTCCCTGGTGAGCTACTGAGTAGTCTTCCTCGGTCGCAAGATCGAGAAGCTTAACAGTACCTACCGCCTGTGGGTGTCCACCAATCAGACCTGTATCGGAAATGTCTCCGTTGTAGCCTGTGCCGTTTCCACCGAACACATCGTTAGATGCGTTGTCATCGTCCTGATCTTGGTTAGCTTCTACTCCAGGTGTTCCTGATCCTGTAGAAAGCGAAGTTACAAGATCCTGCAAGTGCTGTGACTTGAATATCTTAATTCCTGCTACCATCGGCACTGTACCTTTACTTACAGAACCAATACCATCTACGTCACGATTGACTGCGATGTTATCAGATGTAAGTAACTTGTAGTACTGTGCTGGTGTAAGAACTGCAAAACGCTGTCCATCATTTGGTACGTCCTTCTCGTCAAGGCTTTGAGCCATTCCGAAAAGTGCATCAATGATTTCAGTAGCAGTGTCAAGACCATTGCCAGTGTTGACAGATGTTCCTGCGTTACCACCAGTTACGTTAGGTGTAGTTGTTCTAGCAGCAGCTACAAAAGTTTTCATTACTGCAAGGTCAAATCGCTTGGCAAGTGCCTTTCCGATCTCTTTTGCATAAATTGAACGAACTGAGTAGTGGTTCTTAACTTCATCAATATTGGCGATGAAAGTTGAACTCACTAACATATCGTCAATGTTAATGATTTTCTCATTGTGCTTGATTGCACTAAGGTAACTATTGCCAGCATCAAGAATGTCCTGACCTGGTGTATGGTACTTAGCACTTGCTACTCCCGAAACGGGAAACTGGGCGCTTTTACCTGATGATATAGACCTGACTGTATGCAAGTCTTTCATTATGTTTGCCTCATCAAAAGTTGTGAGGATCTCGTTAGAAAATACTTTTAGGAATAACGCATTTGCATCACCTGAAGCATTTATCTGACCCACTCTTGATGGGCTTGTATCTCCATTAGCCATAATTTAATATGTCCTTTCTGTGTTTTATTATGTTTTGTTGTTTATATTTGGGTTATTAACAACTCACTCATTCAATAAAACAAAAAGACCTACTCGGTGTTCTTTGATTAGTTGTCCCTCGCAAGGGGCTGCACATTAAACAAACCTCTCGGTTCACTTTTGTTGTGTCTTGTCTTTTGTGTGTTGAAATCTTTATCTATCTCTCCTGCTATGTTCCAGATCATTCACGTACCTTAGAATCTCTGCTATGGTTTCCTTTTCGGGATCGGTGAACGAATGGACTTTCAGTTTCGAGATGAAATGGGGAATCTTGCTCTTCGGGGGGCTGGTCACTATACAACCACTCATCGATAAGATCAGCGTTGCGACTGCGACTGCGATTGTAAGCTTCTTTTTCATAAGCCTCAACAACCTTGAAAAAGTACTCGCAAATCCTTGGAAAGTTGAACAACAGACCTACGAGTATCTTAATCATATTAGTAGCGGTTGTTTATTCTTTTGGTTTTGCTTTGCCAACATTTATGGCAAGCCAGTTGATGAGTTTTAAAAGAACTGCTGTGATCTTGTTGTCAGCCTTGTTTGGTGTAAGTGCTGATATAAGACTAGCTGCTGTAACAACAGCCGTAGCAATGCCAATAAGCTCTGCTTGGTTTTCAATAATATACGTTATCATAAATTTTATTATACCCTTGTAGATACTGCTAATCGTCTTTCAACTTCTTCACGATATGCAGGATCATTTTCATATCTCTTGTCTCTCATAGCCTCGACTACTTGAGCGTTACTTTGAAATGGTTGTACTGCTGATCCAGAGGTTTGTCCTTGTCTAATATTCGGTTGTCCTCCTTCACTTAGAAAGCGAGCATACAGTCCTTTAACAGCCATCTTAGCTGCCTCTGGTGTACTGGACTCAACTATCTGATCAAAGCTATCTATCTCTTCACCTGGAAGATTATTTCTTGCCCACTCAGCCATAGCCTCGTAGTTCTCTTGACCACCAATAGAGTTTGTTATCTCTACCTCTTCAGCAGATATAAGTGCCTGTTGGCCTCTGATGTATGTGTCAACAATATCCTTAGTGATGTTAAGTTTCTCTAGCTCTTTGTAATTGTCTTCTGATAACTCACCATTTTCAGCGTAAGCAATTGCAGCGTCTTCTATTGCGTTTGACACATCATTAGACTCGCTGTTCGGATCTCCCTCATCTTCTGTTTGCGTCTGCTGTTCTTGGGATTGTTTCTCGCCAAGTTTCTTCTCAAGATTCTCGTACGCTTCTGCAAGGTCTTCTTGTGACTTGAACTTACCAAGAATCAAGTCCTCCTCCTTTTGCTGTTGTTCCTCCTCGGACCCAGAAGGGCTTTGCTGTTGTTGCTGTTGTGCTTCTTCTTGTTGTGCCAGTTGTTCCTCCAAGCTTATGTTGCCTTCTTCGGTTTCTTGCTTCTCGTTTATTGTGTATTGTTCCATACTTATTTACTCCCATTTATTCAGTTATTGGTGGTTCTTCTTCTTCTCGCCCTTCTTGGGCAATTGATTGATCACTAGCTGCTTTGATTCCAGCAGGGCCAAGCTTTTCTGCCATCTGCATAAGTTGTGCTTGTTGTTGCTCTTGTGCAATCTGCTCTTGAGTCTTTATAAGTCCTGCTGTCTTGATACCAAGTGCTGTGGCTCTTCTCTTGATGTATTCAGATACGTTAACAAAGTTAGCTACCGCTTGTGGTCCTAACACCTGACTGGAACCAAGAAGGAATGAATCGAGACTGTTAAGATCCCCTTGTCTTCCAAGGCTATCAAGACCTGTAACAATAACAGGATTCACTAGATCCTTTGGAAGCTTTGGCATCTTCTTGTTCTTTTCCATAACACTCATCAAACGACTCAACAAAGGAGCCTGGAGATCATTGCTAAGTAAACTAAAGATACCACCAAGGGCTGCGTTAAGTTCCTGCGAGATCAATCGGATTTCTTCAGCAGTTACTCTCTCGGCATTCCTGATTGCACTGCTAGTGAGCAGGAAGTTCTGAGCAAGCCTGTCTTTGATCTGGTTGATTGTTTCCGCAGCAACTCTGAAATCATTAAACTTGTTGAGTTGGAGAGTTGATACATCACCTGCGTTACCTTGTACAATAGCTCCGTTAGGTGACTCAGAAAGACTCTTGTGTCTTGTAGTTCCATTTGGATTAACCAGGAATAACACCTTGGCTGCTGCTGCACTGCCTTCAACAATTGCTCTAGTAAGAGACTCAAGGGACTGCAAGTCACCAAGGTACTCTTCTACATACGAACGTCCGAAGTTCTCTCCATCAACTCTACTGAATCTAAGGGGGATGTATGGGTTCTTATCAAGAGGGAAAGTCGTACCCGTCTCTGGAAGAATAACACCATTGATATCCTGCTTCAGCATCCACTTGTCACCATGCTTACAAAGGGCAGTGTACAAGCTAACGTTGCCTCCATCACCTACTCCTGAGTCCTGTGGCTTCTGTATGGCTGCTTTAATATCCTCATCAAGGGCTTCGTAGTTGAGTGTTTCCTTTGTTGCTATCGTCAGAACATTATCCATAGGATCTCTTTCAATAACAAACCTATCCAACCTAAACACTCTCATGCCTCC